TCTTTGGATGGTAACCAATATTCTTTATTAAATGGCATCATTGGTTTACCGTTAGTTTGGATTTCACCACTTTCGTAATTAAAGTCTACTACTTCACGATAAGAATTCATTAACTGAGCCAATGATTGTTTTGCCCTAGTTTTAGATTTACCACCAACAGGAATAATAAATTGAGTTTTAAATGAAGCATTAGAAACGGCCCAGATAATTCTAGTCGTTTCCATAATTCTTAAAAGGTTAAAAGATCGGATAAGTCTTTCAACATATGATATTCTCATTGGTGAATTTACCTGAGAATACGATATGTAAATAATTTGAGAATCCCAAAGCTTTCTTTCTTTGGGGCCTTGAGCTTTATATTGAACCCATTGCTTTTTACCAGTATCAGTATCAATACCAGGCATTAGAGAAATTGGATCTAATTCTTTAAATCCTATTATTTCTGTTTGCTTATCATTATAAACTATTTCAAATGCAAGATATCCATCAACCAACCATTTCCTAAAGTAATTCCAAGGTTGAATAGAATCGTTAAATCCAAAATAGTTATAGATGTTATTGTAAACATCACCGATTTCATCTTCTATTGAATTTGCAATATGGCCATTGAAATGAGCATATGCCATAAAATTAGATTCATCAAATACAATAGCCTCATCTGTAATTACATCAAGGATATCTTCAATTTCATCCTGTACTGCATATGTTCTTAGTTCATCTCTCTTTCTTTGATAATCACTATCAAAGATAGAAATATTTTTCTTAAGAGATGTATCGGTTAATGAAAGGGCAGCAAAAGCACCATAGATGTCATCAGAATCAGATCCCATTGGATTAAATGTATAACCCATCTGATTTTCAGTAAAACCTACTGCACGGGAATTGCGGATGATCATATCATCATAGGCCATTCCTAAGTTAGAAAGATCTTTTAATATTTTTCTTACTGGATTACCTGTACTTAATGGTCCTCTTCTATCAGTAAATCCTGCCATATTGTTTTATCCTTTATTGTTTATATATTCTTGTAATATAATGCTTGTGCCTCGTTAATGTTTCCTCCAAAAAATTTGTTTTGGTTATTAACAGCACCAATGTACCAATCTTCATAACCTAATACTTTAGGTTTTCTAATTCTATCTAATCTGTATTGTCTTATTGCATACTTAAGATTGTATTTTCTTGCCAATGAAGACTTTAAATTATCATAAGTAAATTCCTTAAGACTACCTTGCGATTTAGGATTTCCGGTTGCGCCCTTTAATTGTTGAACTATAACGCTCTGAAATGATCTAACTACATCAGTAAGAAATGGTATTCTTGCTTCATAAGGGATGTAATGTAAATTTATTCCAAGCTGGTGGTTGTCTATACTCTTACCTAAACCTAATACAATTGGATTAGTATCATAAAAGGTTTCGTCAGGTGTAAAATATTCAAAGCAATACATTTTTCCATTTTCCAAAACACCGGTATCTTTTACACCTACTTTATATAAATCGTTTGCAGATGCTTTAGATGCACCAGTACGACCTCTATTTTCTGCGAGGTAAATATCTAAATCTTCGGTAAATGATCCTATTATTGCCATTAGAATAATTTTGAATCTTCAGTTAAAAGCATTACTTTAAAGTTTCTCAATTCGGCTGCTTTATTTAATGCTTCAGTTTTGCAAAGGTTTCTAACATAGGTTTCATATCCATGCTGAAAATTTTTCATAGCCTTTGCGGTCTTTCTTTTAGGTGGTTTAGGTTTTTGTAACTGGGCCTTTGGTTTTATTTCAACAACATATTCTTCGATTACACCACCCTTATCCATCTTAATATAAAAATCTGGATAATAATTATGAAACTTTTTGTCTAAGATATTAAAATACTTTATAGAAAAAGGTTCAGAGATCCAATGTATAACATCTTCATTGTGATCACACCAATGGCAAAACTTTCTTTCCCAGCTACTACGGTATATGATAGGACCTGGCCCCATATACTTTTTAGGATTATGAGGTTTGTAATATCCTTGTTTAAATCCTGATTTTACTGTTGGTTTTACCTTCTTTATACTCATGTATCTTAGATAGTGTAAATGCCATCACTGTCCTTACTTCCATTAATTGATACAGTTCCTGCATATTTCTTTGGATGTAATTTATTCCATCCTTTAGCGAACCCTCTTTTTGCAATTTCAGTAAAGTAAGCAAACGCATTAGTACTCTTCTCTGGATTAAAGTTTCTCCAATAGCGATAAAGATCCATATAAGCATAAGCTATACAATCATCTCTGTCGTCTGGGTTTGCATATGATAATTTTCTTGAACATTTATCTGCTAATAGCATTAAGAATTCTAATGCCTTTGGTGTTAATTCATCTTGCTCTTGAGACTTAATAATCTCATCAAGCAAATCTCTATTATTTAAGTAGTTTCTCTTTCTAGCCATACCTTAGGTTTATTTTATTATTATACACAAAAAAAGCCGATAGTTTATTATTACTATCGGCTCTTAAATATGTAGGTGGTTAGATCTTTACATTAAGTTGTCCTTTTGGGCAGATTGTAGATTTACCGGTTTTGTAGTCAATACATTCTAATTGATCATTATTACCTAGAGAAGTATAGTCTTCGGCCTTTACATAAACTTCTTGACCTTTTCTGAGACCATTTCCGTTTTTGTTAACTTCTGCCTCAACGTATCCGTCGTCTAGCAACTCGTTACGGCTTTTTTTTTCAACTACATAGCTTTCTTGAAGTTCTTTTTCAAACTTAGAGATCTCTTCATCTAAAAGATTCATAGCTTCAGCAAGTTCTTCAGTTTCTCCAAGTTTGTTAATAGCATCCTTTACTTTAGCCTTCTTTTCTTCCAAGAAAGAAATTCGGTCAGAAATGGTAGCTCTTACCTTTTCAGCTTTAGCGGCTTTATCATTTTCAGCAATCAATCTTTCTGAAAGAATTAGAGAAGCATCATAGTTGATAAATTCTTTAACCAATTTAACTGTTTCAGTTGCAGAAGAAACAAGTTTCATTTCATTTAAATGCATTGCAGAATTTACGGTATTAACATAAATTCCTTCTTCAACAGCGATCATAGTTAAGAATAAGTTAGTAAACTCATTTGAAGTAATTGTAGTGAAATTATCCATTTCAGCAAGAAGATCAATTGATTCAAAGAATTTACATACACTATCAATCTTCCATTGGTTTCTGTAACCAAAAAAGTTATTTGCTAAGAGAGCTTCTTTTAATTCAATGATACTTGAATTTGATAAATCAGCATTACCAAGCTTAAGAGTACCTTCAGTTAAGCTGTATTCTAAAGTCTTACCGCTTTCACCAAATGTAACTAAAGTATTGTTAATGTTCTTAAACATTCCTAATCCTTCTAATACATCGAAGAATCTTGAATCTTTAACCTCAGCTTCAGTAATAGTTTTACCGTTAAAGATATAATTTTTACCGTGCAAGTGGAAAGTTAAACCTTCAGCAGATTCCAATACTGGTGAAAGCGTAGTAGAAATAGTTCCACCACCATTTGCGGTAGCTTTATTATCTTCTGCTTTCATTTCATTTACAATTGACTTACCTTCCAAATACCATGGGTTCTTAGCAGAAAAAGTAGCAAATTTAGTTTTAATAGAATCAGAAGACTCTGTCAAAAGACCTTCCAAATCATTTACTAAACCTTCATACATTTTACCTCTCTGTCCTTTTACTCTTTGGATAGCTTCAGAAATTCTGAAAGACCATTTAGTGTCAGTATAAGCGCCTTCAATATAAGATCTTAATTCTTTAATTGGGGTTAACCAATCAGAAGATGCAAGGTCTCTATGGAGTTGTTTTGCAATGTTAAACTTAAGTATTGGGTTAACACTGTTTTCTACTTCTTCACTGATTACCTCAGCTTTTTCATTTTTAAATCTCATTGGGAATGCCTTAAGAGATTCTTCTAAAATGTTAAGGGCATTTTTAGCAGTATAAGAAACTCTGGAGTTATCAGAATTCATTTCATTTAAGGCCTCAATACTCTTCATAACATTTTCATACAGTTCAGCAATTGTAAATTTCATTTTGTTATGATTTTTTTGTTTATTATTGTTTTCAATAATTCCTTGGTTTCCTTTAAAGGTTGCTATTGCAGACATTGCTAATTGTTGAGGAATTCCCATTCCTACTAAAATGGAAAGAACTTGAGATTCTTTCATTCCACCTTCTTCAATTACCTTACCGTTTTTGGCATCTAATTTAGTCTTCCCACTTTGTGAAAAGAGAGTAGCAACTATTTCTAATAATTGCTTAGATGGTGCATTAAGATAAGGAGCATCGGTATTTACACCAAATTGCGGATCAATTCCACCGTTCATATAAACCTGTGTCTGCCCTTCTTTAATAACTTTATCCATATTATTGAATTTGATTTGTTTTATATATTCTAAGATCTTTGAGTTAATTATCTGCTGTTCCTAAGCCTGAATTTTCTGGACCCCCTTCTGCATTAGCATTTCTATAGCTCCTACTTTCTTCTGTCTCCGGATCAGGTTTAGAACTATCAATTTCACCTTCAACATAAGGACCTCCAGTCATAACACTGTTAGGATCAAAGTATGAAAGATTTCTTTGAACATCCTTAGCTGGTGCTTTAAGTATATTATCTTGACTAGTTAATAGTTTTTGGAATACTCCACCGAAATAGATTCCTATTTCACCTTCTGCATTAGATCTTAATTGTCCTACACCAGATGCAGTAGGATTGGTCTTAATTGCTTCCTTGGTTAAAAAGTCTATTTCTGAAAAAAGTATACCACTCTCAAAAACAGGCATAAATGATTTCAATTCAATATCAAAAGTTACCTGGAACTCTTTCTTGTCATTTAAGCCCCATTCAAATAACCTATCTTGTGAATAGTCCTCAGGTACAGACATACTTGCCTGGACTCTCATCATACCTAAATCACAGCTAAACAAGGTACCTTTATATAACTTATTCATTACGGACTCAGTAACCTTTAGCATCTCCAGGTTATTTGAACAAATAAGAGTTACACCAAATCCCATAGTTATTGGTAGAAAATTTGTTTCTAATGAAAAAGTTTTAAGTATTCCGTCCCATTCTCTTACAAACTCAGCTCTTGTAAATTTATTAGTTTGGGCAGAAGAATCAATTGCCATAGAATTCATCTGAACGATTCCTCTAGGAACAACTTCATAGTCACCGATTGCTTTACCTGCGGCTTCAGCATCGTACATAAAATTGTCTAACAAGAATCTTTCATTACCAGAAATTGAATAAAAGAAAGGAACTTCTATTTTCTTTAAAGTATCTTCATCTACCTGATTATAGTAATAGACTTTTTTACTCAACTCAGCTAACATAGATACGACTAGGTATCTTAATATAGTATTATCCTTATTGTACTCTTGATTATAGGCAGACATTCATTAGATCTATTTTATATTCTATTTATCCAATAGATTCAATGTTAAATTCGCTAAAGCCTGCATCTTTCGTAATTTCAATTTTCTTATCAAAGTATTCACTAGGTAAAACAGTATGGTTAATCACGAATGTATTTAATCCTATATCTTGAATAGTATTATGAAGTATGTTTATGATATGGTGTACACCGTCACTGTCAATAGAAGAAAAGATTTCATCCAAGAATAGAATGTTAAGAGATGGGAATCTAACTTTTATCATTTTTATTAAAGCCATAATAATTACAAAGTCAACTTTCTTTCTTTCACCTGTACTTAAAGTCTTAGGGCTGATTTCTGTACCTAGATGGTGGAGAGAACAGTGAAACTTTTCATTAAATCTAATACCAAATGGAATTCCCATTTCCCTTCCCATTAACAGGATATTATTATTAAATGATGGAAGAATAGATCTTACAGCCAAATTCTTAATTCCATCTTCTCCCATAATATTTTCTAAGATAGTCAAATAATAATCTTCACCTTCACTCTTTAACTTACCTTCATTTTTATCTGATTTTTTATCAGTAAATTCTTTTACCAGTTGTTTTAGGTGAGAAGACGATTCAGACTCATCCTTATCAGCAAGTTCAATTAGCTTATCTTTAATAGATTCCATTTGGGTTTCTAACTGACCAACCTTTACATGGATCTTTCTTCCTTTTTGGCGAAGGGCCGTGAGATCGGCTTCAGCCTTTTCAGCTTCTGCTTTAATGCCATTCCATTGGGAAAATAAGGAATCTAATTTTTCTTCCTTTTCCTTTTTAATATCTAAATGAAAATCTGAATTAAGAGGGGCTGTACATGTTGGGCATGTATTATTTTCATAAAGCTTAAGTTCTTTCTTTACTGTATTGATCTTAGAATTAAGATTTGATTTTTCATTATTCTTTTTGCGAGAATGTGTATCTAATTCTTCTAGTTTTTCTTTAGTTGATTGTGCTATCTCCAATAACTTTTTTCTTTGGCTGTTTAGAGTAACTAGATTTTCTTTAAGACCTTTAACCTTTTCGGCATCCTTATCTTTACTTATCTTTTCAAAATGTTCAATCTTTTCTAAAACAGAATCTATTGAATCATTAAGTGTTCGGATTTCATCTTCATAAGTTCTGATTTCCTCAATTATGATCCTCCTCTTTTCTTTAACAGCTTCTGCCATTTCATTAATAATTGAAAAACCAAAGATCTTATCAATGATTCTTTTCTTATCATAAGGGGACATTGTAATAAAAGACTTAAAGTCATTAACCGATAGAATAATTACATTCTTAAATACATGATAAGGGATTTCAAAAATTTCAGTTTCTAAAAAGTCTTGAAGATTTGATTTACCTGCAACATCATAATCGGAACCATTAATCTTTACATTAAATACCCCAGGATTAATACCTCTTTCAATCTCAATAGAATTATTTTTTGACTCTAACCAGATTTTACCCCAAAGCTCCCCGTTTACTCTGTTAGGCAAGTCTTTAAGATTAGCACCTTCTACTTTACCATAACAAAGATAGGTTATCACTTTTGCTAAAGTACTATTATGAGAAACAATACCGTTAGCATAAAATTCATGTACTTCATCTACTTCTATGTCGTACAAATCAGATCTTTCTTTTAAGATCGAATTACTAGAAATATATGACAATCCTTTTTCTGTTTCTATAATATCACCAATCTTAAAATGTTTTGCCTTTTTCCAATCGTTTGCAAAGAAAAGATGATCTGGTGAGCATATAATTTCTTCGCCAGAATCTAATATTAATTTATGCTGTATGCTATTTTTAGCAGTGACACCAATTCCATTTATATTTTTGAGTCCTTTTCTAGTATTAGTTTTGAATTTACCACTATCTACGGATTTATTTAATTTATTAAATTCATATAAATCTTCTAAAGTGCATTCTATCATAATTCAATTATTTATAAATTTTATGCATTTATCTATTATTTGTTTAGGATTCTCTACCCACTCAGATTCCCATATAGTTAGGACCTGGTAATCATACTTTTCTGCAGTTTTAATTTTTTCTTTATCATACTCCCAAATTTCTTTAGCAGTCATTTCTTTATTTTTATTAAAATAATTTACCTCATAAATCTCTGGATTACAATGCCAATAGTCACCGTTAAATTCTATGATCTTTCCATTGTAAGTAAAATCATATGAGTATGCTTTTCCAGTTTCTTTATTTTTAATCCATTTTTCTTTTTGTGGAATTTCTATGTTTAAGTAATCACAAAGTTCTCTAATAATAGAATTTGCAAATTTACTTGATGGGCTACGACCGTCACCTTCTCTTTCAAAATTTTCTTGTAAAGATTTTTTCCACATTTCTTGTCTTTCGTTAAAGACATGAGTGCCTTCCTTTTCACCGTATTTTTTAATACATTTTTCTAATGTAAATGTAGACTGTCTTTCTTTTAATTTTTCCTTAGCTTCTTCTTTACTATAACCTTTGTTTAACCAATATTTTAATTGTGTATTAGAAAATCCTTCATATTTTTTAGTATTTTCTTTATATTTTTTAGAAAAAGACAGACCAGCATTTTTTTGGTGATCTGTTGCTAATTTTTTTGCATCCGTTTCAGAATATCCTTTATTTAGCCAGTATTTAATCGAACTTGGCCGTTGTGATTGAATAATATCATTTGCCTCAGATTCTGAAAACCCCTTATCTAACCAAAATTCAAGAGTCATTGGACTCTTCATGTGACTATATAGTTCTGGATTAGACTTTCTCTTTTTAGCAAATTTTAATGAATTATTTCTTTGTAATTTAGATATTCTATCTTTTGCATCATTGATATCCCATCCTCGTATTAAATAATAATCTAAAGAATATACACGCAACTGTTTTGTAGTAATATTCTTTATATAAGAATTTTTAATACCAATTAATTTAGTCAATGAATAAGTCAATGCATCATCTACTGAAATATTTTCATATACTTTCTCTAATACATGATCTTTAAAATGAATTAAAGCTTTATTAGTTGAACTTTTATCTATCCTATTCTTAATAATATCAATTTTATCCATTACGTCCTATTTTTATTTTATATATTTAGGGCGTAACGGATTTTCTTGTTTTTAAGAATTCCTTGAATTCTTCTTTTAATTTCTCATCTTCAATTTCAACCGAGATCTTAGTTTCTTTTGCGAGACATTTACCTGCACCATTTCCACCTAATACCAAGTATAGGTCACTTTTATTTTTGTCAAATTCTATTACTTGCTTTCGGTTACCGTAACTTGCAAAATTCTTAAACTCTACGCGATTTATTTTCATGTTATTTTTTATTACAATTATTGAAATGCCATCTATACATAGCATTTGTTAATCTTCATAGTTAGGTGATAGTGTTGTTTTATATAGTTCTTGGACCGACTGTTTTAGTCTTTCCTTTAAATCCTGTTCATAATCTAATGAATTGATATACTCTGCGGCAATATTCATTAAATTCAATTCTCCATTAAAATCTGACATTTCCCCATCTTCTCTATCATATGGGTTATCTTCATCGTAAATTCTTGGTTCTAATTTTCTGGCAACACCATCTAGGTAATCCATGAATCTATTAATATTATACTTACCTAAGATATTTGATGGCACAAACACATCCACAAAATTATCCTTTATTTCTCTCTTTATATCCTCCATTCTCATCTCTAAGATATCATTAATATAATACCGTATAAATACTGGACTCCTCTTGTTCATAAAGAACTGGTGCTTTCCAGTATCTAAATCCAATAGATAGATACCTTTTTGATTATCGCGATCAGATCTTGTCATCTGGTAAGGATTTCCTACAAGTACAAAATTCTGTTTATCTTGCCTATAATGAATATGACCTGAATAAACTCTCTTAAATCTCTTAAAGGTTGAAACATCATTACCACCTTCGTGTAAATATTTTGTACTAGGACTCGTTTGAACACCGCGCGTTTCAGTATGACAAAACATATAGTCAATATTTTCTGTAATAGAATCTAATGTTTCTTTTTCATGTTTATGATCTCTTCGCCATGGCATAAGTAAACATTTAGTATCTCCATACTGTAAGATCTTAGGTTCTTTATGAACTGTAACATTAGGAATATACTTAAGGCAGTCTACTGATGCAATATCATTGGAGTTCTTTCTCATTATATCATGATTACCTACAATGATATGAATGTCTGGAAATATCTTTCCTAATTCTTCAAAAACTCTAATTCCTAAATCTTGCGCAGCCAAGTTAATACTTTGGCGATTATCAAACACATCCCCTAAATGATAGAGGACATCCCCTTCTTTGTATTCCTTTTTAACTAATGGTATGAAAAAGTTAAAGAAGTAATCTTCAATGATGTTAAGCCATAAAACTGAATTTGATCTACACCCAAGGTGAGAATCACTAATCATAAAAATTCTTGCCATGTTAAAATAGTTTTCGTATTTTTCTTTTCTCTAGGATATTATACTTATCATCTAATTCTTTAATAAGTTCATCTTTAAATTTATTAGAAAGAGAGTTATAAAATTTGTTAGGAAATACATCAAAGTAATCTGATATAACACTAAATAAATCTACTCTTGTATAATAGTCACCAATATGTTCAATTACATAAGTATATACTTTATTGATTTGTACTTTATTTAGTTTCTTAATAACACCATCAGGGGTGGCTTCATTGAGATGCTCATATTCACTACCTTTAATTAAGGCATCAATCTTTTTAATTAATTGTTCATAATGCATCTTATCATCTGGATCCGTATCATCCAGGTAAGTAGAAGAAACTGTAAAGTTTACATGATTTTCGGTTATATCTTGTTCACCGTAAGTGTTGTTAAAGATCTTGTCTTTATCTGCTAATGATGGCTTTATTTCTTTGCCATTTTCATCTAATTTTGGTTTTTTCTTTTTTCCCCACATATTGTGTTTAATTTATGTCATCGGTTTCGGTTAATCTCATATGATCATAATCGATATTAAATCTACATCTTGACCCTTTCCCTTGCCCATCTCTAATCTTCAGTACCTTTAACCAATATTCTCTATTTGCGTGCATCATTGAATCTTGAATCAATGCATACATAACATCGGCGGTATGCGCAAGACCTGCAGATTCTGCAATGTTTTCCATTCTTACTTCAGTTGCATCCCATGCACCACGGTTAATCTGCGTTGCTGAAATTACTAACATATCTCTCTTAACAGCAAGAGCGCGAAGATCTTCGGCAATTTGCTTAATCTTCATATAAGTATTTTCAGTATTAGGATTTCTATAATTTGCAAGAATATTAATATAGTCAACCACCAAAACATTTACTTTATGATCTTGGCTTTCTTCTAAGTCTTTAAGATAGGATTCAATATCAAGAACAGTACCTTGAGATGTTGGAAATTCTTTTACGAAGAGTTTTCCTGGTGGAAGTAATCCTCTAGAGATTCTTTCCAATTTCCTTTTCATAAATTCACGATTGCCTGTTTTATTATCATATTCCATCATGGAAATATCTAACAGATTAGAACCTATCCTTTTAAGTACCTTTTGTGCAGACATCTCAGCCGAAATGAATACTACATTATGACCCATTCTAACGAAGTTAGCAGCATCATTGGCCAACCAAATAGAATTATGGGAAAGTATATCATTTGTAAAATATCTATGATTTGTATCATCTACTTCTAAATCAAACATATTCTCTGTATACCCCAACGGCTTTGAATACTCTACTAATTCTGCTCCATCCTTTGTAATAATTTTATCAGGTCTAGTATCTTTATTTAAATTCTTGGCAAAAATTTGATCATATGTATCATCAAAAAGAATATGATCATCTGCACACTTAAGAGATTTACCGCCACTTGTCTTAACTTCCCATACTTCATATGGAATAGTTTTTCCTATCCTTTTAATGGGAGACCAACCTAAATCAGTTTCAACTTCCCAGTCAGATACATTAAAAGTTTCTTCAAATTTTCTTTTAATACCTTGGCTTAAATCAATATGTTTAAGATCAGTAAGATTGTCTAATGTTAATTCCATTAATCTTTATTTATAAATTTTATGCATTTTTGTACGGTTTGTTTAGGATTCTCATTCCAATCACTTTCCCAAACAGTAAGAACTTGGTAACCTTCATTTTCTACTAGTGAGATTTTCCATTCATCAAATTCCCATTTTTCTTTTGCGGTACATTGTAAAGATTTGTTAAAATAATCTGCTTCATAAAGAGCAGGATTACAGTGCCAATAGTCACCATTAAATTCTATAATCTTTTTCTTATATCTAAAATCATATGCAAGGGTCTTTCCTACTTCTTTAAAATTTCTAAAGAACTGTTTTCCATTAACAGATGAATTATATTCAGATTCTTTTAATTCTAAACTTTTTACCAACTCTTTAATAAAATCTTCTTCTGTTTTTGACCAATTATTTTTACAGAATCTAGTAAATTCTCCATTCTGATATTTTTCTTCAATTAACGTGGACCATTGTATTTGTCTTTCTCTAAAGATTTTGGTACCTTTTTCTTTACCGTATTTTTTAATACATTTCTCTAAGGTAAAGGTTGATTGTGATTCTTTAACTTTAACTTTAGCCTCTTCCCTAGTATACCCTTTATTTAACCAATATTCAATCTGCCCCTTTCTTTTACCTGACCAATCTACTTTAGATAAACTCTCTTTTAATTTTGGCTCTCTTGTATCCCTTATCTCTTCATATTTTCTTTGCGCCTCTTCTGGAGAATATCCCATCAATTCCCATTTTCTTTTACCGTATCCACCTAAAAATCTGCGCTCTGGGTTTTCATCCATAAGCTTCTTTTTAGTTTCATTTGCATTTTTAGTTGATCTCTCATGTTTATCTTTAAGATACTTAATTGCTTCTGCCTCAGAGTAACCTTTTACCTTAACCCAATATTCAACTGTTGATGATGCAATCTTTTTCTTATTAGATTCTTCACTACCATCAAACATTGAATATCCCTTTGTAAATCCTATAAAATTAGTTTTATTACCGGTGAAAGGATCTTTACCTTCAGCATCGGACTTTAAATAAGAATCATAATATTCTTTAAGTTGAATATCTGAAAATTCATGAGTCTTTCTTAAATGCATTTGTAAAGACTTTCGTGACTTAAATTCTTTATTGCATATTTTGCAGGTTTCCATGTTTTATTTTATTTATTCTTCTTAGGTGAACAAAACATAGGAACTTAAGAATTTTCTTTAATAAGATTAAAAAAGTCACCAACTTTAATACTTTGGATTTTTCCAGTTTTCTTGTTTCTAATATTAATTAAGGTATCATAATGAGCACACTTACCAATATTTTGTTCACCGGCATATACAATAAGAGATTTTGTATCATAACCGCCACCTGAAACATTATCTACGAAAGTCCAACCTGTTTCAATCTTCTTGGATGTTCTCTGTATGTGGTGCTCGGGATTGAAGAAGTCTAATCCAATATCAGTATCAAAGTTTAATGATCCTTCTGTAGAGATCATACCAATTGCACGAGTTACTACATCTTCAACATTTTCTGGTGTAACATCTTGAGTTTTTACATACTCAATAGTTCTTACCAACTGTTTATCAAAATGTTTCCATTTAACCCAAGACTCACCGGTTCTCTTTAACCAATCCTGATCATATTCATTAATGTTAATGTCATAAATACTCGTTACAATATCATCAGGAATTTCATTAGGATCATCTTTAACCAAAGCCTTCATTTGTTCTCGTGAAGGGCTTTCGCCAAAGTTAGTATAAAAATTCTTGGCTAATTTTGCAATATGATCCAGATCACTGTTAGAAAAGAAACCTGGGCCTGTGCTTTTTAGATAATGCGGTTTCTTAAGAAAATAGTTAAAGAATATTTTTTCGTGATCTGTACTTGATTTCATCTTTGTTTATTTTTATATAGTGGAAACTATATTTAGTTTATTCATACGGATTCTTAATAACCTCGTATGTAGTATAGGCAGCATTGGAAAGTGATATATCAATAATCTTATCTCTCCTAAGACTCATGATTATTTCATTTGTTCTTTCATCGGTTAGGTTATACTTTTTCTGCAAAGATACATTAGTAAACTTTATCTCTTTTGCTACCTTACCACAGTAATCACGTATTAATTCAAAAATAACATCTTCAGAATCAGGGTATGTTGATAATGCTGTATGATTTCCTAATACGTGCTTAACTTTAAGTTTAGCAGTATCAATCGTTTTCTTCAGCATTTCCTTCAAGCATTTCAGTTAAATTCTCTACATCAACTTCTTCACCATATTTAAACTTCTCGGCAACTACCGGTTCAAGTTTTTGTAAAACTTCTGGTGTCATAACCAATGGTGTAAATAATTGATTAAGATCAACAGTCTTATTAAGGTGAGCTACACAGATCTTACGAGCAGTTGCTGCAGGTTGGAAATAAACAGTTACTTCTTTACCATCTTTTTCATATGTATGTTCTCGGCATTCTGCTTTACCTGCCTCGTTAAGTTTATTGTATGCATTTTTATTAATAAACCTTCCACGTTCAACACCACAAGTATCCCAGCTGATATACTCTTCTAATCCAATATAAGGATTCATACCTTTGTTAAATGAAATGTGGAATTTAATTGGTATAGGTTTAGCAAAACGATTCTTATTAGGTTTTGCAGTTACAATAATACCCGTCTGTTCAATACCTTCTTTGAGTTTTGCCTTACCTAAGAAAAGAATAATAGAAGCAGCATACTCTGGGCCTGTATTATGATTAATAACACCGTTGTCGGTTATATAGTGTTGTGCATCAACAACAGTTAAATCGTGAACCTTAGTAGATTTTAACTCTGTTACTTTTTTTACTTTTAATTTCTTTAATTGCATGATTTATTATTTTTATTGTTTTTATAGGTTTTGTTTTATAGTGTTCACAAGAAACTCTTATTATACCTAAAATATTATTTCTAATATCAAGTGTTACCGTATCTTTTATTTCATCATATGATTGGTTATGCCAGTATAAGCCATCATATTCAATTAATATTATCCCCCCATCAGTCTTTAAGTAACCATCGTATTTTACTATCCCTTGGTTTAGTGACTCACTTGCTTTAACATTAACAATGAATGGCTTATGATTAACACCAGGAATACTGCTACACAAGTCTTCAAAAAATACAGTCTCTTCTTTAGAAACACTTCCAAAAAAGGATTTATATTTTTCTGGATTATTCTTTATAAAGTTAGAGGTTTTCTTACCTATGATTTTTTTAATCTCAGCATACTCTTTATCCGAGTTCCAAAATTCTCTCTTTCCATAATTTCTTTTAGCAATTTCATATTCTGCCTCTTCCTCGGTATATCCTTTTGCCATCCAATAAGACTTACTCCATACTGATTGACTTGAGATTTCATCTGCGGTATACTTTTCATATCTTTTCTTTGAATTATATGACTGTCTTTCGGCAACCATCTTCTTCGCCTCACTTTCGCTATAACCTCGGTTTGTCCAATATCCCACAGTTAAAATTGATCTAGCCGATTGTAGCTCAGATACTTTTTTTATTGCTTCATCTTCAGACCACCCAATTGATACCCAGTAATCTTTAGATGTTCTTGAACCGCCCTTTCCGTTTCGTTGCAATTTAAAAAATTTACTACATTCTCTTATAAAAGATACCTTCCCTTTAATTTTTATACCACATATATAAGAATACACAGTATTCAAATAATCAGTGTTTGAGATATTAAATGCAGGGAAGTGTTCAATTAGTAATTCTTTAAATTTATTAAAATCAGTTTTTAAATTAGTATATGCTTTAGGCGAACTTCTCATGGTTTTTATTTTATATATTTAGATGTGGCGGGAAAACCTATTAACCACCACAACTAATTTTAAACTTTTGATACAGTATCTCCCTCGACTAGGTCTTTTGCATATACCCAATTGTCATCATCTAACGGATCATCGGTAGAATCTCCAATAAAGAATCGGTGATCTTCAGAGCATACCAATTCAGAACCATCTTTAAACTCTACCTTGTAAGTAGGTTTATCAAACTCCCATGTTTGTTCGATATCTTTATCACCCATTAATGTTCTTACTTTATCACCTTCTACTATATTCTCAATTTCCTTATAAGTTCCATCGGCCATTAATACCAATGAACCTGGTGCTAAACAACCACCTCCTCCTACCTGGCGAGAAAATAGGTCTTGTGTCTGGTATGTATGATTTGTAAATAAGAAAGGTACCTTTACAATACCTAATTTAGTCATAAGGATACGGAACGTAGATTTAAGCAATTTAGCTCGTGTCATATCAGCCTTATCACTACCACTCTTGGCATCATCAATTTCTTTTTGTGTTGCAAGGTTACCTGCAGAATCTAATACAATCAAAACTTTAGGTAATTCAGCACCCTTATTCTTTTGTTCAATTAAAAGATCAGTTAATGCGGTAACAGAACTTCTGAATTCTTGAACCGTATTACAAGGTTCATAACGGAATTTTTTAGGATCTATTCCAAATTTTTCAACTAATTTTTTATCTACTGCATTTTCAGAATCATAGAATACAATACTATATCCCATTTCCTGTGCTTGTTTAACAGCATTAAGAATAAGATAAGTTTTACCTGTACCAGAAGGACCAGCCAATGCAACTGCTCTGTTATTAGGATAACCTCCAAATAAGGATCCTGTTAAACATGCATTAAGGTGGTAATTTCCAGTAGGTATAAAGTGATCAATTTCTGAAATGCTTGATTTATCTAATGTCTCTCCGTATGTAGAGTGTTTTGACATTTCCTTGTTTAAATCTGCGAATGAAAATTCTTTACCCATGTTTTGTTTTATTTTATTATTATATAGAAAAATGATAAGTTGTTTTAATTACTCATTTCTTTAAAATAAGGTACCCAATACTTTTCTATGATGGATTCCCAGTCTCTATCAGGGAACATTTCATCATAAACATTAGATGCATATTCATTAATAAGTATTGGGTTATCTTTAAATTCATTGATAATTTGAACAGCTTCATCAACAGTTTTAAACTTCTTGACAGTATTATGATACCTAACGATTCCTACATCAGTTGAAATAAAAGGTATTTTACATGCAGTAGCTTCAGCAAAGTATGTAGGTAGTCCTTCAGCTGTTGATGTACAAATAATCATGTCCACATCATGGTACATACTTTTGTCATTAGGTCTGTTGGTAATTACAACAGATTCTACCTCAGCCTTATTACATATTTCTTGAAACATATTAGGCCTCTTAATAGACTGCCAATCTTCTTTAGGCGAAGATCCTACAAACCCAACCTTCCGTATTTGGGTAATTTGTTTAAATGGATAAAATTTCTTTCTATTTACACCGATAGGTAAGAGATAACTTTCAACACCTTTAGATTTAAGTTGATTTACTATATAAGGATTAATGCTACATATTGGAGTAGTAAACCAACCTTCATACCACCCATGATTAAAATGGTCAGCAGGTATATCTACTTCAGTATGATAGACTGGAATAAATTTATCTTTAAGTTCATTTTGTTCTTCTGTGGGTAAATCTTTAAAAAGCCAGCCGCTATCTAGGACTTTGGCAATGTAAGGATCAACTATAATAAGATCCCAATTCTTCCAAGCTTTTTGATTAAAAAGATAAACATAATTATATTTTTCTGCCCAGTCCATTAGCTCAAATCGAATATCTGGGTATTTTTCATCAATGATAGATTTAATATCACGGTGGATTATTCCCATTGCACCACCGGTGCAATCCCCAAAATATAAAACTTTAATCATTTTTACGATTTTGTTTTTCTTTCCATTCAGGTGTATATAATGATTCATCCCATATTTCATACCATCCACGACCAGTATGTATATCAGAAACTTTTCTAAAGAAGTCTTCATACATTGGGGCTATTGCTTCTAATGAAAACTTTTCACCATGAGCTCTACAATCTGCAGACTTTATTTTACCTTCCTGTATATTTTTAACTGCTCTTACATAGTCTTCAAATGTTCTACAGCGGTAGCCTGTTATGCCTTCGATATTATTTTCAGTAAAGGCTCCCCAATCAGATGAGATAGTGGGAGTCCCTGCTAAAAGATTTTCAATCTGTACACCACCAAAAGGTTCAAGATATTGTGATGGCAAAAAAGAACCTTTTGCATTTTTCATTAACTCCTTTCTTTCTTCAACCCCTGCATACCCTACAAATTCTACATGGTCTGGCCATTCATAGTTTTCATATGAAGGATCTAATTGCCCAGCAACTTTAAGCTTTACACCAGTAGCTTCACATACCTGTTGAGCAATATGAACTCCTTTACCAGTATAAACTCTTCCTAAGAAAAGAAAGTAATCTTCTTTTTCTTCTTGATATTCAAATTGGTCTAAATCAAAATAATTAGGAATTACTATATCATAGTTACTTTGCGCACATGTCCCAACATTATGAAGTCCGCAATATGCATGATAAATTGCATAAGATTCAAATATTTTATAAGGTGCCCAATGACCACCTGCATATCCGATACCAGGTTCTATTGTTAAAAGGTCTGGGTGAGCATCACAAATCGGTCTTACACCGGCGCCCCAGAATGGAAGAATAATGTCTCCGGGTTGTTTTCTTTTATCAATTTCTCTAATTGCATTTTTATAAAAAGTCTGATATGCCTTATCATTCATATCATACTTAAACCATTTACTCTTATAATCATGAGTACCGTAAACCTCTTTCCATACTTCATTAGTAATGACTGTCACATCTTCATCTGCCATTGTATCAGAATCTTCATGACCATAATGATAAATTGTATGGCCTCTGCCAGCCATCATCTTACAAAATTTCCAGGCCTTTTGTGTATAGGCGCATGCTACAAAGTCTTCATTGGTTATGGTATGTGGAAGACCTAGTACGTGAATTCTAAAACTCTTTTTCATATTTATGTTAGAAAAGATTGGTTGTATAAATTAGATTTCTATTAAAGGCCTTAAATCCCATTGCAGTTACAACCCGATTTATTGGATCCAATATTGTCTTTTCAAATTGTTTATCATAATCTACCTTAGGGGCAAATTCATAAGGATAATCACCAGGTGCATATGCAAATACATCACAAGATGGATCTACAGAAAAGTACATTTTTAGTTTTTCGCCGTTTCCTAGCGGCTGATATTTCCCTTTCACACTGGAGTTATTTAATAGGTAATTATGATAACCTGCAGATCTTACACCTATTGGACATTTTGATGCAATTTCAAATGTATCATAATCGTTTACTATATATCGTTGATAGTTATTAACCTTCTTAGAGAAACTAATGTGGTCAGTGTTTGCTAATCTGAACTGTCTTTTAATGTCTTTAAGTTGACTTGCAAATTTACCCATATCTAATTCTTTAACAGAAAAGATATATGTAAGAAGATCTTTTAGTTTTTCTCTAGCAAAAAGAGGTGTTGACGATTGAATAATTTCAAAACCTTTGGCACTGATTTTTGAAAGATCATCATAATGAATACCTGGATCTTTCCATACAATATTTTGCATATACTTTTTCTTGGCAAGCCATATTGCATTTTTAGCAATACTCTCCAATTCAAAGCTTAAGAAATTCTCTGCATTATTATCATCAGCATATTTCTGTAGAATCTTTTCAATATAATCCTTAAGTCTTACTTCATATAACTTAAGAATGAATTCCTTTTCATCACCTTCCCAACCTTCGGCTTTTTTAATGACTTCATCAAACTTAACATATACCGAATCTGTATCAATATAGATACCTACGGGCTTTTCAATTTTACCGGTAACAGATATACCCATTGCGGTATGAGCAGGAATATCTTTATGCCAAAATTCTTTAAAGTATTTATTGACAAGTTTTTCAGTGTATAGAATAGCATCCTTACCCTGAAGGGTAATTGTTTCAGCAATATCAACATTAAAGAAATAGAAATAAGGATTACCAAATGCACCGTAAATAGAGTTAAGCATGAGCTTGACGCCTTGTTCCATATTTGTGTACATAGAGGCTTCGTATTTAACCTGTGCTATTTTAGCCAAATAATCTTCACGTTCTTTATTCGTCATGTGTTAAATTTATATAATATATAAAAAAGGCCCAGCTATCCGAAGAAGCCAGGCCTAATGTAAGGATATATGTTAGTCTTCGTCTGTAATGGCAACAGCCACAGTAAGATGAGTGTTAGTATCCAACGATTTGAAAACAACTTTATTTTCACATACACTCACTTTATAATTTTCCTTATCTAAAAGGTTTATGTATTTCTTATAGATAACAACCTTTGCACCTTTTTCAACAGATGAGTCATATGAGTGACAAAGTGTAGCATCGTATGAAGTACCTTTAATGTTAATACCCCTTTCTCCAATATAAAGAGTAAAGATATCCTCTTCTTTATCAAGGTTAAACAACGATTTCATTTTATCTACATGAGTAGTAAGAAGATCAAATTCAAACATCTTAGATTCAGTTCCAAATGCTCGGTCAGTTTCTTCTTTACTCATTTCCATAAATGATAATGATGGATCGGTACATGCAAGATTAATTTGAAGATCATCATTCTCTAGAATAAAATCACTTGCCATGTATTCTCCGTCATATTCAGTATACTTAATACGACCTTTTACATCACCATTAAAATGACTTAATGCATCAATAACTTTAGTACCGTTATAGAAGCTTACCTTTACTGGATTATCAATATCCGCTTCAAAGATATCTTTAGTTGGCGTGTTAACCAATTTAACAGCATCTCGTTCAGGAAAATAGACAGAAGAAACAGTTCCTTCTTTTGCAATCTTCATAAAGATAAACTTGTCAATTGGAAGTAGTTTGCGGACGAATGAACTTAATTCATAACCGTCAATTCTGTTAATTGTTGTTTCCATTGAAAATAAATTTTGTTTATTATTATATTGATAATTATTGAATGGTTTTATGATTTAGAATAAAGATTTGAATTTATCCTTCCTTTTCTTATGAACCAATTTAAAGGGCTCAGGTACCCAGTTTTCGTTGTATAAAATATCTTTAAGTTCAAACTTAGGAACAAATTCACGATCCTCATATCTCCATGAAATTCCTGGTATAAATTTTCTAAGCCACAATGGCTTCTTTACTCCAACTGTGTAATGAATAAGATATGGTACTACTTGCTTTAAAAATTTAACACCCTGTTCTTCTTTACCTAAACTGGTAATTAATCTAACATCTTTACCTTCAAATAGCCTAATGTCATCTCGCTCTTTGAGTAACCTATGCATATTAAAATGTTGGAATCTTTGTTCAACCGTCCAGGCACTGTACCCAGAATGTTCAAAGAACATTGACTGAACATATGAGTTTTCAACAAACCTATTAACATAAGTTGTATACTTTTCATCAACATCATAGATAATAGTACCACTATTTAAAGATAAGGCATTTAATTCATCAAGCTTAAAGTCTGTATCAAAAATAGAATTAAATTCTTGTATTACTCTGTGCTTATTTTTATTCTTAATGTAAAATAGATTTTCTTTTTTGAATGCCCATCCTTTATACTTATCAAAGATAGGACTTAAATCCCTAAGAATGAAAATATCATCATCTATAGCAAATACCTTTTTAACATTAAATATTTCTCTAAGATAGATAGGAACGAATAACTTAAAGCATGCAGAGTATTCTTTTGCAAATCTCCTTGCATTATCAGACAAGTTTAATGAATTGGAATAGTGCTCTATAAGATCCGAGTTGATAACAATTTTTGCATTCTTAAAAATTGGTACATCGTATTCATTAATTAAGCTCTTAATATCTGGCAAAATATTATTCCTATTGTCAACAAATAATACTATATCAAAATTTTCTGATATATCCTTAGGATAATATTCCATCATAATGCTAAAGTGATCTCGGTGAGATACACCTATAGCCAATACATTATCTTTCATTAAATAACGCTTTGAGATTTATACTTTTTCTTTGGCTTACTGCTTAGTTCATCAAATGAAACAATCTTCTGATTTGTGTTATCTTGTTTCATAAACTTATAAGGAGTCATCTTAAGATTTCCTTCACAGAATTTACGAACCTCATCAGCCATGTCCTGTGCAGTTCTAACTGGTACATTTTGTGCGATGTGGTTAATATGACGAGATTCTGCAATTTCAAAATCATGAGGCATTCCCATTAAGTGAAGCATTTCACGAACATTAAGATACCGATTTTCTACTGGGTGTACGCCATTAAACATATTTCTACCAATCAATGCAGAAAAAGATTCATAAAAGAAGTGCGGGGAAGCGTCCCAATACCCAAGACCTTGGCTAACTTTATTCTTTTGATGCTCCAACATATCAATGAAAGTCTTAGTACTTTTCTTATTTGAAAAACCTTCTTTTGGATAATTCTTTTCTAGCCAAGAAATACAGTCATCAATAAGATCGTTCTTTTCTAAATACTGAGAAATTGTACCTTTCTTAAACTTCTTAGAAAATTCAGCATGCGTTAAGCCTTCCTTTTCCAAAACATATTCATAAGGTCTGAAGTGTTCAGTGACTTTACCTTCAACCATAAACATATCCTGTAATGTGGCATCTTCTGGTATATCGTTTAAGTATTCCAGCAAATTTTTCTTTTCTCTGAATTTCCAATTAAGCATCGGTACCGTAGGAGTATTCCAAAAGAAGTAAAAGGTTCGCATTCTTCTTTGTGGAATTCCATGAAGCTCAGTGTTAGTTTTAATAAGAGAAAAACTATAACCATGTTTTTCTGCAATCTCTCTTAGTCTTTGTACAACACCTTCACCCATCTTAGTAAATAGTCCTGGCGCGTTTTCACCCCAAAGAACTTTAGGTTTTACATGTTCTAAAATGTATTCAGATGATTCATACATCCATTTATTTTGAACAGCATCAGATCCACGTGACGCGGCAGATCCGCTAGCAGAATTCAATAAGGATAATCCTGCACATGGACAAACCGAATTTACATAATCTACCTCTTCAAATGTTTGGTTAGGTATTTCTAATTCTTCATGATCCAGTCTATACATTGGTACATCTGGCCAATATCTTTCAATATGACTTTCGTTTGCAGCAAATGCATCATAGCTTAAGTGGAATGCCGGTTCATTACCTGCGGATTTTTTACAACCTATGGCACTACCTCCAATAAGAGGTATAATAGTACCCCATTTTAATTCTTTACTCATATCTTAACTTTTTCAATTTCTAAATCTTCCATGAATGTTAAAGGATCAATTGTTCCTTCAGCTATTTCATTTTCAAGATATACAATAGTTTCCTTAATAGTATCTCTAATATCCTTTTTAGGTTCCCATCCCATTGATTTGGCTTTAGAAATATCACCGCGAATATTTAATGCTTCACCTGCAATAGGATCATAGTGATCAAAGGGAACTTCGCCAACTCCCATAATATCACCGATCATATTTTTAAGTTCCATTAGATTGGTCATTTTACCTGTACCTAAGTTGAACGTTTGATTTGCAGTATTTTCATTTTCCATACAAAGAATATGGAATGCATTAACATCAGATACATCAATGTAATCGCGAGCTTTCATATAATCTCCAAATACGATAGGATTATGACCACCTTTAATTCTTAGAATAAATCCTGCAAATACTGGAGGTATTGTTCTATTATAATCTTGTAATGGCCCAGCTACATTAAAATATCTCAATGCAGTATAATTAAGACCTTTAGTTCTCTGGTATGATTCTGCTAATAATGCGAGACATGCTTTAGATGTAGAATAGATGGTAGTAGGATCAGATTGTGTTTCATTAAACCCAGCATCTGGCATTTCACAGTTTTCATATACAGCAGAAGTTTCACTAAATATGATTCTCTTAACACCTGCCTTAACACAACCGTTCATTATATTAATACTACCTAAAATATTATTGTCAACCGCTTCATAAGGATCTTCATTACAGTCATAGATTGAAACTAGACCAGCAAAGTGATAGACATACTCAGGTTTAAATTCTTGGATAATGTTTTCTACATATTGATTTCTGATATCCTCTTTATAGAAATGTTCAATTTGATCATGAACCTTAGGAATATAAGTACCGTGAGATAAGTTATCAATTACAGCAATACAGTTAGGATTATGACCTCTATTTAGCAAATCGTTGATAAAGTTTGTTCCAACGAACCCAGCTCCACCGGTGACCAGGATTTTAGTTTCAGAATTATACATTTATGTTTTCAGTTTTAGTTACTCGTTCATAAGCTTCCCAGATTTTAGTATCTACATGTTCTCCAGTATAATAAGAATCTTTAAGATACTTTTCTTGGAGGTTATAGAACAATTTCTTATAATGCTCTGGGTTTGCATTTAAGAATTCAATTTTCTTTTTAAGATCTTCTGGCGATTTACATCTAATGAAATGACCTTCTGGAAATACATTAAATTCGGTATCATAAGATGGATGGAGGAAAGGTATAATACCATAGTGTAGCATTTCGGCATACTTAGAAGTGACCATACCTTCTTTAATAGGAACACAGAATGTGTATTTAGTTTTAAGAAGTTCATCGGTCATTGTTTCAATACGCGTTTCTCCCTTAAACCATTTAGGATACTTTTCTTTAATCTCATCATCCCATTTACCATAGATGTCAGTTTCAATATCTTGATCTACAATATACTCTTTTACAGGGTGCCAGCGGTCCATTCCGCCCGAGCCCTTTCCTTGATTTTGTAACATCATAAATGAATTATCCTTTTTCATTGCAAAGAGTTCATCTATGTCATATCGTTTTTTGTCTAATAAGAATACTGTTTCAATACCTGAATATTCGAACACCGAATGTATCTTTGCAGTTTCTCTAGTAGGAGGGTTACAAAAATACTCTTCATCTAATTCAAAGTTATTTTGTGCAAGATAATATGTAGGGCGGTTATTATTACCCCAATCTTTACATGAAAGAACATAACGGTTATCAACCAATAAACCTACAATAGGTACTTTCTTTTCCAATTCATTCATTGCACGAATAATTGGAGCAGCATAATACTTAAAGAAGTCTAATGATTTAACTCTACCGGTACCATCCTTCTTATTAATATAGTTTTCAATATTAACAGTACTAGTAGGACCTGTGTAGAAAAAGATAAAATCTAAATCTAAACTCTTAATGATTTCAACAGTTTCATCAGCAGATTTTCTCTCTTTCATAGTAGAGTGAAATTCTTTAATATTAGAAGGGACTACAGATTCTTTTTCTGGTGGTGGGCCAAAGAGTGAATTTACTTTTGGTTTTTGCTTTGCTCTAAACTTACCTAAATCATTAGGACTAAGTAACCAATACTCAATATCTGGGTTACGATTTGCAATTGAGCAGATAAGTTGTTTAGGTTCACAATCACCACCGATTGCGCTCCAACTGTTTTCATTAAACTTAATGGCTTTACCTAATTTAAAAAAGCCGACCTTTTTTACGTTATCTTTCATATTAACAGTTTTGGATGATGTCTTCTATAACTTGTTTATCCTGTTCGTATGTTAAATCATACCAACATATTCCTAATTCCTCAAACTTTAAATTTTCCATAGAGTTTATAAGATGAGTGATTTCATATTCATTACGGTTTGATAACTTAATGCTACTTAAATTATCAAATGCTTCTTTTGCAAAAATCATATATCCACAAAAATATCTACCGTTTACAACGCCATGAGGTTTTTCAATAACCACATCTTCTAAGATAGTTGCAAGTTGTAAATTCCTTGCACGAGTATCATAATCTTTGTATGTAGCAACTGATATATTAGGATCATGGTATTCTAAACCGATATTTCCTTGGTAATAATTGTCTCCAAATAGACATAAGAACGGTTCATAGAATTTACCTTCCCATGCTTTAATAGCAGCGCCTGGTCCATATTCATCATCTTTTTGGAACTCATAGTAAATATTTATCTTTTCCTTATACTTTGATAAACTTTCAATAATAGGATGAGATAGTTTAGTATTCCTATTCTTAAAGAAGAAGTCAGATTTACTAATTGTAACATATGCGTCCTCTATGCCATTTTCAATACAAAATTCAATACAGTACTGAATTGTTGATTTACCTAAAATTGGATCAATGAGTTTATTTGATCCGTATCTTGTTGACTTACCAGCCGCCAAAATAATTGCCTTTCTTACTCTACTCATTTAGTATACTTAATTTCTAATTCGTCAAATAACTGATGCCCTTTCTTAAGGAACATGCCTGCCAATTCATATCTTTCGTTTAATTCAAAAAATGGAACTGCTCCTAATAAATGAACTGCCAAGAAAAACTTTAATTGATATTCATCATACCATTGATACATAATCTTTTCAGCTTCTCTACAGAACTTAAGGTATTTAGGATTCCTTTCATTGTATATATGGGACTCATATTTCATAGTAAATGATTGCATTAATTTACCATGATCATAATAGCTCTGCTCTTCGGTACCGCGAGGATCAATAAAAATAAAATCTTTATCATATAAGATATTACTTACAGTAAGATCGCCATGTACAAAACCCCATTTTGATGCAGCATCAAATTTACCATCATACTTATAACCTGTCCTAGTTTCAAGTTTATCTAAATATGATCTTGTATCTACATCAGTACCATAACCATCAAAGTCATTTACAATATGTATGAGCCTATCTAATTGATCTAATGATTTAATCAAAGGTTGATCGCAAATCTTTTCATACCAAGTAGGATACCTATTCATTTCAAATGAAGTATCCGAAATTGGATTAATCTTAATAAAGTTAGGATGACTGCAATTTGCCAACCAATCCATTTGTTGTTTAAACTTTATAGGATAAACCCCTGCTTCTTTAATAACTTTATTATCTTGGAGATAAACGCGGTCTCCACTATTTCCTACTAAAACTTTACCAGAATGCATTTCATATTATTTTTAAGTGCGAATGTTGAATCTACTTCAGAATCACCAATCATAAGAAAATCAGTGGGGGTATATTCAGGAAATGTTTTATAGATAAGATCTGCCATATCAGAATGAGGCTTCTTATTTTTAACATCATCTCTGGTTACAATAAGATCAAATAGGATTGGGCTAATGTTATGATACGACATAATTCTGTCCACATTTTCTCTAGATGAATTAGATGCAATTATAACCTTTTCAAAGTTTGAGTTTTCAATTATCCACAGAAGTAATTGATTAACATTTGTTTTATGAAGGTTCTTGGAAAAAATTTGCCTTTTATATTTCTGAGCTAATTGAGATTCATTTTCGGTTAATTGATATTTTTGCAATAGAACATCCATTCCATAGTTAATATCGGACATAATAGTTTCTATTGGAATTTCTCTATTTAGGACTCTTTCCAATGCTCGCCTCCAAGAATCTGCATGAGTATCTATAGTAGAAACTAATGTATCATCAAAATCTAATATTAAGCACCTTTCCATATAAACCAAGCTGATTTATTATTATATAGAGGTTTTTAAAAAGGTTTCAAGTAAATAGGACTTTATTAAACTAAAAAGGACCACTTTTCAGTGGCCCTCTTTATAGGAGCGTCTGGGGGCGTGTTATCTTACATGTTATTCTTAGTCTCTTGTACGTGAACTCTTAATTCTTGTGCAAGATTTTTAACTTCTTGCATAGACTTACGAATTCTTACAGCAGCAGCTTTATTTCCTTTAACGTAAAACTTTTCAACGTCTTCGCCTACTGCTTCAATAAGTGCTTTGATTTCTTCAAATTTTTCCATAATAGTTATTTTTTGTTGTTTTATTATATATTCATTGGAATTTACCTTTTATGTAATTCTGAATAGAATCTAAATCGGTAGTAATAGGATCTCTACCAAGTAGCTTATTATAACCTATCTCCAAACCTCTTAAAGTTTAAAATATGTGAGTTATTTTCCAATAACCCTTTACTCACAAGATTATTTATTAAAGGTAATTGGGATTTCATGGTTCTCTTCATGGCTTCTTTATAGTCTAAAAAACCTGCCCAGTCAACCTCCTCAATTTGTAATTG